GCATCAGAAATGTTTAAGCTTCTAAAAAAAGCCTCTGAGAACGATGCAAATGTACATGTAAATATGAATGGAAAAGAAGTTCATCATGCAGATGACTCTGATGACGCAGAAGATGCAGAAGAGCATCACTCCGATGACGCAAGTGATTGGAGCGATGACGCAGAAGATAATCTTGCCGACTACCTAATGGAAGGCGAAGACCACTCTGAAGATAATGCAGCTTATCTTGATGATCATATCAACAATATGCGTGACCACTCTGGACACGATATGGCGAATGACATGGTAGATAAACTCATGAGAGCAAATGAGGGATCCGAAGACACCTCCAATTTCGAAGCAAAGGCAAGCGACGTTAGACTCATGCAGGGCCTTGGCAAAATCGAGGCATCACTTCGCCGCAAAGGTGAGGGATTTGCAGCCGATCTAGTTCGCTCCACTGCACTCAGCATCCAGGATGATATCGTCAAAGAAGCAGCTCAAAAGACCCAGGTTCTCAGAGAGCTCGTAAAGATGGCATCAGACCTTGACCGCCGTGGTAATAGAGAGGCCTCAAAGTTAGTCAGGTCTACTATTATGAAAATCAATAGATAATTTTTTATCTGTTGATTAAAAAGAAGCAGAGATAGTAAAATATCTCTGCTTCTTTATTTTTTGCTAATTATTAATAATATCTCTGGAGATATAAAGTGTTAAAAGTTATACATTCTGGCAACGCAATGCCAATGAGCTTACCGGTCGATCCAACTGCTGAGTTTCAACCAGGAACTTTTGCTCAATTGAGAGTAATTGGAAATGATATCGTAGCTGGCGTATCCGATGGTACTGCTCCAGTTGGAATTATAGATGATGCTCGTATTGCAGCATTTACAAAATCACAAATTGATGAGATAGTTCAGATTCAAGTTCCAGAGGCATCAATTGGGGTAGATGAAAATGGAAAATTGGTAAATACGGCAGAAGTAAGTAGCCCATTAGCAAACCCACACATTATTCAGTCAAGTTTTATTTCTGATGTTTCTGTATTTTTAAATTATGTCAATGGAATTATTACGGTTCCAGTTGGGACAGAATTAAATTATGATTACGATAGTGATGGTATTAATGATGGATTTAAAATTGTTGTAAATTATATTTATAGAATTTCAAATAAACCAGGAGATGATACTACTCTTTCTTCTGGCCGAGTTACCATTCATTATCAGCGTGGAATTTATGCAACCGACCAGTTTGACACAACCCAAGTTTATCCACTGAATGCAACACTTTATGTTGGACTTGATGGACACCTGACAACTAAGCAACCAACTGAAAATCATCCCGGTGTTGCCATTGTAACTGGTCCTCCTTCAGCTACACAAGGAACTTTAGAGTTTCTATTATTATAACATCTACTATTATTCTGCCAAATATTTAAAGCGGAGATTATATGAAAAAATGGCCAAAAGAAGATAAATACTCTTGGGAAAAAAGTGAAGTTATGAGAGAATTTGAGTCAAAAATTCTTTCCAACTATTCTTTTCTTGAAAAATATGCCATGAAGCCTGCTGAAGTTAAGGCGCTAGGAGATCAGGTTAAGGCTTTAAAATCTGAATTTAGTGCTGCAAATACTGCGGCAAAAGAATTAAATAGAACACTTACTGGTGCTGCAGATGATGGTTCAATGAATCATAAGTGTGATAGTGCAGAAGACTGTGCTATTTGTCAAGGCGGAATGTCTGATGATAGCGAATATACTGATGATGAGATGAAATTAGCTAAAGCAGAAATTTTAAGAGAATTGCAGAAAATGGCTGATGATGCTATTTTAGATAGAAATATAAAACTAGCTTATAGAATTGAGAGAACAATTTCTGAAGTTGAGGAGGGCTAATGATCAAAAGGGCTTCTTCCTCAGAGGTATTTGACATTTATGCCGGAATAATGATTTCAAAGAGAGCTAATTTTTTAACATTTCTTAAGGAGATTTCAGAAGCAGCTCCAAAAATTGAAAATGTAGTATTGGAGGCTCCAAAATTAGCTGCAGCTAAAAGTGCTCTTGGTGGTTCTAGCCATGTTGCCGTTGGTCTAGAGGGCTTATCAAAGCTCGGTGGAGCAGAAGTAAATACAATATTTAAAAACCTACACTCTGCTGGATCAGTAGATGACGGTGCAAGAGAAATTTTAAAAGTTGCAGATAGTCATGGATATAAATTTGATAAAATAGATGATTTTTTATCAAAATATGGAGATGATTTTAAGAGAATGTCCGAAGAGCTTGAGACAAAATTTGGACCTGGAACGTCTCAGACTGAAGCTGAAATGATTGCATTTGCAAGAAAACATAGCAAAACAATTAGTTTTTTTAATGAAGCAAAGCTTGGAAAAAATGGTCAATTAGGTAAGGCGCTTGAGCCAAGTATGATTAGCGCTGGAGAATTTGCCATTGATAATGGTAGAGTTGGACAGTCACTTAATGACCTTCAGTCGGCAGCAAAAGGAACAAGTGTTATCGAAAAGGCAAAAGCTGTTGGCGGAATTCTTCGTAATACATTTCAACTATTAACAGTAGTTGGACTTGGATATGCTGGATATAAATTTTATAACTGGATAAATTCTGATGCTGGAAAAGAAGCTACTGATAAAAATATTGAAGCCATGCAGACAGCAATTGGCTGCATCGAAGATCTTCCTATAAAAGCAGGAAGTGCTGCTGCTGCCGAAAGATCAATTATTGTTCAAAATTTAAAAGATGCTACAGATATTTCTAAAATTGCTAACGCTACGGATCAAAAGGAAATACAGGATATATATTTTAAATATTCTAGTGCAGTTGAACTTTTGTCTGGCAGTGGCTCAGGATCAATTGCTAATTTTGTTGCATTAATATCTAAAGAGCCAAGCAAAAATCTAGATGGTTATTTTGCTGGAAACGATTTTAATTCTGCGGCTGCTGGTACTGCTGCTGGGGCGGTTGTTGGTGCTGGCATAGGAGCATTGTTTAAATCCACTCTGGTTGGATCTGCAATTGGAGGCGTAATTGGAGGTTTTGCTGGATGGTTTTTTGTTGGAAATTATTACGACGATAAACTGGCCTGCCTTGCCAATGCCGTAGATGCAGCAAAAGAATATGATTCTAAATTATCAGCTGCTATGCAGGGAGCTAAATCCGAAGAAACATCCGCTGGAACAAGCGGATCCTCATCTACATCAGGGTCTTTTTCTGGTAGTTCATCCGGTGGTTCATCTGGTGCCACTTCTTCTGGCTACTCCAGTGGTGCTTATACCAGCTCCTCTGGTTCACAGACACAAAGAGGTGACTCTGGATTCTCTTCAGATGACATATCAATTGTAGAGAGAATTCTCAATGCTGGAGTACAAGAAAAACTAACCGGCTTTTCTGGCATTGATCTTGCAAGAGAAAAGAAAGTAATAAGATCATTTGTTGGTGCTTGTTATGGCTCTAAAAATGCTGCAGATATAATTCTAAAAAGAAATCCAAGTATAATAAGATATATTGATCAGTTAAGACAAGCAGCTCCAGCCCTACTATCTTCTCCAATTGATAATAATTTTCAAAAAAATAAATCTGCAGAATCTCTAATACAAGTTATTTATGATTCAGTTCGTGTTTTGCATAAATCTGTCATTAGGGGAAATAAAACACTTGGAATTATCAATCCAGGAGAAGAAGAGCTAACAAATCTTATGAGGAGTTGGCTTGGAAAAGAAGGTTATATATTTGTTGATAACAAATCTGCAAAAAATAATTGGAATAAAATGAATAAAACATCAAAATCTATTAATAATCAAGAGTTTATACGAAAAGCTGCTGAAACAAGAGTTTCTTATTTTGGAGATGCCAATTTGGGTCTCAAAGATCAACTTACCAAGTCTTATTATGCTGGCCTTACAGGAATGTATAATGAGCAACCAAAAAAGAGATCCTCTGATTACGGAGATCTTTACAGCCTTACTGATGAAAACCTCACTCTAGAGGCACATCCAAAGTCAGTTACTTTGGCAGAATCAATGGGCAAAGGTGGCTTGGTAGAAAACGGCTTAGAACAGAAAGAAAAGTCAACATATGTTGCCTTAACCACCCCAAGTGGTAATTTTCAATCTAAGTATGCCTCAACTATCGGATATCTTAATAAATTAGCAAAAGCAGCCGATGATCAGGGCAAGAAAGAAGTTTCAAAACTTATTAAACAGACAATTCAAAATCTAAAATAATTTAGGAGAATTTTAATATGGCACTCAAACCACTCACTCCTGGCTACCTCCCACTCGGCCAGTACGACCTTCTCGACAACGCTCCAACCATCGTTGGTGGCGAAGTCGGTGTTTTCACAACCTTAGAGTCTGGCGACTACTACGCAGCTGACGCTGGCGGTTCTTCAATAGCCCCAGACGTAAAGCTCACTGCAGATAAGGTTTCTTCCCATCCAAAGCTTTTCGGTCTTCTTGACGAAGGTACTTCTGGTTACGGAACCTACTATGGAACCGTTATCGGTGGCACCGTTGGTCAGGGAACTGCATTCGCATCTGGCGTTCCAGCAACCGCAGCATCAGGCACTGGTTACGTTGTAGTTGGACCAAGAACCTCTTTTGCTTCAGGTAAAGCTACACTTTGGACAATGCCAGGCCTTTACGGCGTAACTGCCGATGCATTTGCAGTTGCACCAACAACAGTAAATCAGGCTCTTTGTGGCGTAACTGGAACTGGAAAGCTCACAACAGCAACAGATGGTGCAACAGTAGCTCTTTCTGTAAACACTGTTTCTGATAGTTCACTTGTTTCAACCTCAGCTGCCGCTGCAACAGGTTCTGCTGCAACCGCAGAGTTCTATGCCGTTTACCTCTTAGGACCACAGGCCTAATTTAACTAAAGATTAAGGAGAAATATAAAATGTCAAACATCTTTAACACACACGGCGAACTCAATGCCGGTAACGTAAAAGAGGCCCTTCAGCAGATTGTCAAGTACGCTTCAATCATCGAAGAGCTTCAGCCATCAAATGCAGTAATCGCTTCCGGACCATCACTCAATGATGACCAGCGCGACGAAATGATCAAGCAGGCCCTTCTTACTCAGGAAGGCAAAGTAGCTCTCGGTCAGGCAATGGCAACCCCAATCCGCCGCAACTTAGACTACTCAGGCGTTGGCCGTAAAGCCCTCGTTGTAGATCCACTCCCACAGGGCGCTCTCCCAGTTTACGACCGCGACATCGACGTTGCTGCCGTTGTTATCTCATCAAATGGTTCCGCTCCAGAAAGCCGTGTTTTCGGTGATCGCGTAACCGTTCCAGAGTTTGAAATCGTCAGCAATCCAACCGTCCGTATCGCTGAAGTCAAACGTCGTCGTTTCAACGTCATCGACCGTGCCCAGCAGAAGGCTCGTCAGGAAATCCAGGCCCAGGAAGACGCCAACGTCTTTGCAGCCCTCGATTTCGCAGCTGACACCTCAAAGGGCGGCGAGAACACCAACCAGAGACTCGACCTCACTGACTCAACCGTCAGCGGCAAGCTCTCAAAGAATGGCATGCTCTCACTCAAGCGTCAGATCGACCGTTGGGACCTCGTTACCTCCAAGTACTTCATGAACATCAACGAGTTCACTGACATCCTCAGCTGGGAATCAGCAGGTTCAACAGGCGCTTCTCAGGTTGACCCAGTCACCCAGAGAGAGATCCTCCAGACCGGTCTCTACGGCCAGATCTTTGGTGCAGACATCATCGTCTCAAAGATTGTCCCAGCAGGCAAGGCTTTCGCCACCGCAGAGCCAGAGTTCGTCGGTGTCATGCCAGTTCGTCAGGACATCGAAGTCCTCCCAGCAGACGAGCCAAAGCAGCTCAAGCTCGGTTGGGTTGTCTCTGAGATCGTCGGTATCGGTATCGTCAACCCACGCGGCGTTGCTTCAGGTACCATCCAGGGTTCAGAGTCTATCTAATTAATTAGGTAGAATCCTAGTAAGGCCAGGTAGGGAAACTTACCTGGCCTTATTTTTTTAGTAAAATAGTTATAAGAGATTAACATGAATAAAAAAGAAATGCAGAGTAGAATAAAATTTTTTCCTGCTTATACAAAAAAAATTTTAGAAGCAAAACCATCAACCATATCTAGAAGAGATATTAATTATATTGATGACTCTGAATTAAAAAAAGACACTGTTATTTCTGATTTTTTTGAATTTGAAAAAGAACTATCTGAACTTCAGGCTTCAAATAAAACAAACTTTGATGATAACAAAAATTAATTTTTATTTATTGATAGGCAATACTAAATAGTGTTACAACATAGGTAATTACTTATTTTCTATTTATATTTTTTACATGTATTAAATAGAAGATAATAAGAGAGAAAATGGAAGATAAAAAATTTATAACATCAGACTTATCATTGGCCGCATTTTTAACAATGAAGGGAATGACATTATCTCGTTGTAACAAAACTGCAACAGGAAAATTTGAGTTTATTTTTGAAGATCCAGATGAAAAAGCCCCTGGATTATCAATGAATTATTTAAATAGTGAGTTTTGTAAATTTGATAATCACGTTAGAACATTGAAAAAAATGTTGTACAAAAATTAAAAAATAGCCTATTTTCTACTAATATTTTTTCTGAATATTACAGTTTAGTCATAAGTTAAGTCTTAACAATTTTAATGGAGATAACTTAATGGCAAGAGTTTTACAAACTGGCTTTGAATTTCCTGGAACAGGACCTGGAGTTGGTACAGGTGGAGCAAGTCCTGCAACTTGGGTTACTGCCGCAAGCATACCTTCTCTCGGCCTACCAATTACTGCTGCTGGCACAGCACCAACAATCGTAAAGCAGGGAACATCAACCACAAGTACCTACCCAATATCACACAAATCACTCACTGGAATAGGTGGATCGTGCTATGCTCTTATTACAGGATCAAATGGATCAGGAATAACAGCATCAATGACTAATGGTATATCCGAAGGTACGATTGGATTTGCATATAAGCCTTTCACTTCTGCAACTGATGGATTGCTTTTTTATGCCCTAACTTCCTCTGGACAGCAAATCTTTACGCTTAGATATGCCTATTCTAAATTCTATTTAGTAACAGGAAACGCCACATTATCTGGAACTATGACTGCACTAGATGGTGCTGCAAATCTTGTTGGCTCATATTCTGGAGCACCCGATGCAAATGTATGGTCATGGATAACTATAGAATTTAGGATTCATCCAACTGCTGGTTATATTAGAGTATATGTCAATTCACTTACTGGATCATCAACCCCAGTAATAAACGTTTCAACTTGGGCACCTGGTGCAACAATTGGTGCGTATAAGATGTCAGCTGTATCTTACGCAATATATAGTGGAAATGCCTA